TCCAGAAAAACGCCGATTCATGGATCCTGATCGTGTTGTAAGTTGGAGATGGACTGCACTAGATGGCGGCATGAACTTTAACAATAGAACTTACAATAGGCCTGGCCGCGGCACTATACTTTCTCCCAACAACAGTGTATTGGTATTCCACGGAGATCCAAAACCGCACGAAACCAACGATGTTGTGATAAAACAACACTGGCGCTAGTTTGGCCTGGTTGACCAGTATTGCATGATCAGCTACAATAGCTACATGTCAACAAAGATACCAACAAAAAAACTGCTTAATAATGTGGCAAAAAGCCCACAGTTTTTGCAAAAAAAGTTGGAAAAATCCTGTAAAAAAGAGTTGACCAGTATCTCAACTGCTGCTACAATAGTGGCTTAACAACACAACGGGGCTAGAAACCATGAGTGCTATTCGTATACTACGCGGTGAATATCGCGGCAAGTCTGTCAAAAATCAAAGCTTCACGCTGATCAGCGGATTCCAAACAGGCGCCAAAGGCGGCTTTGTCACCGTGCAAAATGACGGACATTTCCCCAACTGCCCAGCTGCTGTTCGCATTCGTGTTGAAGCTATCTCTGACTATGAGATGGTAAATGGCGACACTGTGCATACACCTGCTGCTAAGGCATCTGCTTTTGTAGTAGAGACTGAAGAAGAAGCGATGACTCGTATCCGCGAGCGTTTTGAAATTCTTACTGAAATGTCAAAAGCCTGCATTGGTGGCGACATCCGTGCAATGATTGTGAGCGGCCCCCCGGGCGTAGGCAAGAGCTACGGCGTAGAACAAGAGATCGAAAAAGCCACATTGTTTGACAAGATCGCAGGCAAGAAGCTTCGTGCAGAAGTTGTGAAAGGTTCAGCTACTCCTATTGGACTGTATCAGACTCTGTACAAATACAGTGATGCCAACTGTATGGTAGTGTTTGATGACTGTGACTCAATTCTGTTGGATGACGTTGCTCTGAACTTGCTAAAAGGTGCCCTGGACTCTGGCAAGAAGCGTGTTATTTCGTGGTTGAGCGAGAGTTCCACTTTGCGTCGTGAAGGCATCCCAGATCGTTTCGAGTTCAAAGGCAGTGTGATCTTTATCACCAACTTGAAGTTTGACAAGATGAAGTCGCAGAAACTGCGCGATCACTTGGATGCACTGCAAAGTCGTTGCCATTACTTGGACTTGACTCTTGACACCATGCGTGACAAGATCTTGCGTATCAAGCAGATTGCCAAGGACGGTGTATTGTTTGATGGTTACGACTTTGAGCCCGAGACACAAGATGCAATCTTTGAGTTTATGGAAATCAACCAAGCTCGACTGCGTGAAATGAGCCTGCGTATGGCATTGAAGATTGCAGACTTGCGTAAACTGAGTCCCGATAACTGGAAGCGCCTGGCAGAGACTACCTGCATGAAGGTAGCAGACTAACATGGGATGGGTAGCCGTAATTGCTGCATTGTATTTCGGCTACTCCTGGTTGGCATTTTTCATAGCCCTTATGCTTTTACTGTAAGTGATTAAGATGGAAATGTCAATTGTTTGGATGTTGTTTAATGGTTGGTTTGCCAAGCATTGCTTTGAGGATGACTCTCCAATGACAGGATGGATCTGTCTGGTTATCAGTGCCTGGTATCTGGCCCGAGTAATGGTTGAAATCTTTTAAGGAAACTGTATGTTTGAAATCTGGGATGGTGATTTGTTTTTGTACACTGTGGATACCAAATATGAAGCTGATGAAGCTGATGAAGCAGGTTTCCAGATTGTAGTAATTGAAACCAAGTAAGATTTTGGGCTAGTCCCAAATAGAGTCGCAGACGTTTTTCTAGCCCGGCGATTCTTTTACAACAGGTACCCTTAAAAAGGTACCTGTTTTTTTGACTTTGTGCATATAAGTATGCTACACTAAGATTATATCACAAGGCACTCATGAAAATACAATTAACTTGGACAGCAACTAACGATATTCTATTATTTGATGTTATCAATAATGATTTGGCTCATTGGTTTGTGCAGACTAGTCAACAGTTGGGAAATTTTTACAAGGTAGGAGACCAAGTTATTGATACTATTCATAGGAATTTTGATACCAATAAACTGATTCAAGAAGAAATAGCCTATATTGAAATAGTAAATAAACAACTGAATCGATTAAAAATGCCCATTTTTGATATGCCATCTAACTGGTATGATCAGCAACAATTAAACAAACTACACAAGGATTGGGGAGAGACAAGATTAAAATGGCCCAAACTTACTGAATTATTTTATAAAATTGATAAGAAGATATTTGAAGCCTATCAAGAAATGAATTGCCACATACATCTCATTGAAGATTCTTTTGCATATCAATTTCGGGATCCTACCCATTGGCGAGTTAGTAATCCTTTTAAAGATAACAACTACGACTGGGAAGTATGTAATCTTTGCATCCATTATCCCGGGCATGGTCGAGAAGCATTTGAAAAATTTCGAAATATGGATATTTACGATGACATCTATAGAGACAACGTGAATTGGGACAACATAGATGCATTCATAGGATTAAAGTTAGTTCGTCCATACAAAGAAACACCCCCGGGAGAATTTTTAGATTGGTGTAAAGAAAAAAAATTAACACCGCATAATAGAACTTTGCCATTGGCTAATTTAGTCAATTGGGAACACGATTTAACCAGGGCTAGACAAGTTATGACAGAAAATGTTATAATAAAAGATAATCATTTTTCCTTAGAAATTATAAATTGAAACAAGCAATCATACAAATCCGAGATGAAGTAAACATCAAACTAGAAGGACTAGATCTTGATGTTCGCAAGGCCTTGGTCACAGCGTTCAAATACGAAAATCCGGCCGCACGTTACATGCCAGCAGTGAGACTGGGACGCTGGGATGGCAAGGTCGCATACTTCCAACTGGGCGGCAGTACCTACACAAACTTGTTGCCCGAGATTGTTCCCATACTTGAAAAGTTTGATTACGACATTGAGATAGATGACCGCCGCACATACACAACCACGTTTGAGTTTGCCCAAGTGCATGAACAAACTTATGCACACAAAGCGTGGCCGGACAAACACCCACAAGCAGGCAAACCCATTGAGCTACGTGACTATCAAGTAGAAATCATCAACAATTTTTTAGCCAACCCACAGTGCCTACAAGAAGTGGCCACAGGTGCAGGCAAGACTATTATGACAGCAGCACTGAGTGATGCAGTAAGCAAGTATGGTCGCAGTATTGTGATCGTGCCCAACAAGAGCCTGGTTACACAAACAGAAAAAGACTACATCAACATGGAATTGGATGTGGGCGTTTACTTTGGTGATAGAAAAGAATACGGGCGCACTCATACCATATGCACTTGGCAAAGTCTAAACAATCTCATGAAGAACACCAAGAATGGTGTAGGTGATTGCACCATACAAGAGTTCATTGAAGATGTTGTGTGTGTTATTGTGGATGAAGTACACATGGCCAAAGCTGATGCATTAAAAACCTTGTTGACCACAGTAATGGCGCAAGTGCCAATTCGTTGGGGATTGACCGGAACTATACCCAAAGAACCATTTGAAAGCCAAGCACTGCTGGTAAGTCTAGGTCCAGTGATTTCAAAACTAGCTGCCAGCGAATTGCAAGATCGTGGTGTACTGGCACAATGTCACGTGAATGTGGTGCAGATGGTAGACACTGTGGAACACAAGACTTACCAACAAGAATTAAAATATCTATTAGAAGAATCAGGACGACTGGATGCTATTGCACAGTTGGTACTACAAGTTAACGAAACTGGCAATACTCTGGTGCTAGTGGATCGTGTGGCAGCTGGACATGAATTAGTTGCAAGGCTAGGTGATCAAGCAGTTTTTGTGTCAGGAGCAACCAAAGGTGCTGCACGTCAGGAAGAATATGACGAAGTAGCCACAGCCACTGGCAAAATCATTGTGGCCACATATGGTGTGGCAGCAGTGGGTATCAATATACCACGTATCTTTAACTTGGTGATGATTGAGTCAGGCAAGAGCTTTACCAGGGTAATCCAGTCAATTGGGCGTGGTATTAGAAAAGCCGAAGACAAGGATCATGTACAGATATGGGATATTACCAGTACGTGCAGATTTAGCAAACGGCATTTGGCCAAACGTAAAACTTTTTACAACGACGCCGAGTATCCGTACACTCAGGAGAAATTATCATGGCAATGAAGAAATTATTAGTAGTAGGCGATAGTTTTATGCATCCAGACCCTAACTTTCCAGGGCAACACTGGAGTGAAATGTTACCCGAATATGAAATCATTATGCGTAGTATATCGGGCAGTAGTAATGGAATAATTGCATATCAGTTCTTTCAAGGACTAGAACTCAAGCCCGACGCAGTGGTCATGGGATTCACCATGCCGGACCGCATTGAATTTCTAATTCCTCCAGGCCACCCGGGTCACAACGACAGAATATGGTACAGCAGCGGAAATAGTCAATTAAACAGCGACCAACGATTAGCAGTAGATATGTTTCGTGCCACCACATGTGATCAGATGAATCTTTTTAAATCCTGTGTAATGGCCCGAGGAATGTTCCTTGAGTGCAAAAGTCGACGATTACCGTACGCTTTTAATTGGAATGGACTGTATGGTGCTCCTGGCGCCCCGCTGGTACCTTTGATAGAATCAATTGTGAGTGAATTTAGATCTCGAGAGTGCAGTAACTTAAATGGACATCCTGAATTTAAAACAAGTCCAGGATATCATACCGATGATCCTGTATGGCAAAATCGAATGGCTACGGAAGTTCGACAAATACTATCAACGGTTGACTTTGACTGATAAAACATATATAATAAACTCATGCGTATCTTAACCCTTGACAACAAACCCTACGATCTTGACCATTTACCCGAAGAAGTTGATGATATGAGATTTGCCATATTAGATAATTCAGATTCAGCCAATCCAGACTATCATTACATACCTTTAATCTTTTTAGAAAGTTTTAATGCTCCGGCATTGGTATTACAAATAGGCGAGGTCAGAATCAAAATGCCAATGGATTGGCAAGTGCTAATTGGAGAACCTGATGTGGGCGATTTAGAAATGTTACCACTGACCAGCATTAACGATCGTGGATTCAAACTGTTCCAATTCAATCCTCTCTCTAGTTTCCGCCCAAGTTTTCCGCCCATTGAAATTGTGGATGTGTATCAAGAAGTAGCATGGTATGCACCCAAACTAAAAAATGGACAGATGTTATGTGTACCCATCAATGATGCAGCACAACCTGACTGTGTGTACTTTGTCAAAGACATCAGTCGTAACTGTGAGATTGTAGACTACAATAAAGCATGGTAGATCATGACAGAATTAACCTATACTGAAAAACTCAAAAACTTTCCTTCGGTCAATTACACCAGTTTATACGAAAGTGTTGAACGTAGAAAATTCATGCAAGATCAATTTGATCAGTATGGCATTACAAAAACAAACGTGTATCTCACTGAACGATTTAATAAAATTTCTCCCATGATAAATGTCACTGGATCAGGCAGATTCATGAAAGAAGTTGTTGTTCAGATGGGAACTATAATTTCTCATCTAAACCTGTTGAGAAATTGGTATGTATCAACTGATGAAGAATATGCTATCTTTTGCGAAGACGATGTGAGTTTTGAAAGCATAGATCATTGGAATTTTACCTGGAATGATTTTGTACAACATCTTCCTGAAGGGTGGAATGGAGTACAATTGACCAAAGTGCAGATGCCTTACTGCAATCCCAATGGCGAATCAAACTTACAACTCAAACTCACACGTGGGCGCTGGTGGGGAGCATATTCATTGTTCCGACGCTCCTATGTTAAACTTCTACTGGATAGAACCTGTACTGGATACAACAGCTACAATCTTGATTTGATTGACATTTATGGGGATCAGTATGGTCCCATTATAGAAAATCTCTTGTATCTACAGGCTGCTGGTATTTATAATTTTCCAATGCTGGTCGAGAACGCCAATCTCAGCACTACTTTTGAAAACAAAGTTGTAATTACAGAAGGTGCCGAACTAGCAAATGATTCACAATATTGGTCGCATCGACTGGTTGCTGAGCAATGGAGGCTGAATGGGGCAACTTTGAATTTCAAAGATGCTATGATTGTGCAGAACTAATGCCAATATTTGAAAGTCCCGATGGTGGTAATACTGTTTACTCTCGTGAGTCTGGAACAGACCAGCGCGAGTTGGTCAAAACTTATGATTTTAGAACCCACGATGGTAGACCGCTGCATGAACACATAATGGAAGACAGGATGTGGGGTAAAATTCGACGAGCAGCTAAGACTAATCCTGCTTTACAAGATGCCCTAGAACGTGCTATAATGATCTATCACTTGACCAAGAAAAATAATGGATAAACTACATATCAGTAATGAGATGCGGCAGATGGATGCAAAGAATCGCGCATTCTACGATGAACTCACAGTGGAAGAACGCAAGAAATTCAGCACGTTCCTTATGGTACGTTGGGGCAGCACAGTGAGTGGTAGCCAAGAACTGCAAGAATACTATGTACAAAGCGTGAATCATTATTTGAACAAGCACTTTTTTAGTATGCACAAGCATCCTAAACTGCAATGGCTTATGGCCACAGCAGCTAGCCCAGGAATGGGCACTCCGCGGCATGATTGGATTTCACTCAAGAAGAAAGAAGCTGGAGATTTGGCCATGAAGAAACAATTGCGTGAGTTATATCCGCATTTTCGAGAAGATGAAATTGATTTGATGGCCACAATGACCACTAAGAAAGAAGTCACACAACTCATACGTGACCATGGCAACGACAAGTAACTTCGCATGTAAGTATTGCAATCGATCATTCAGCAAGGAATCTAGTCTGAGTGTGCATGTGTGCGAACAGAAGAAACGATATCAGGAATCTTCGGAACGTGGCGTGCAATTGGGCCTGCAAGGCTACTTGAAGTTCTACGAATACACCCAAGGATCGGCCAAAGCCAAGACTTGGGATGACTTTGCTACATCACCTTACTATCGTGCATTTGTCAAATGGGGTCGATATTGTGTAGATGTTCGAGTAATCAACCCTGTTCGTTTCATAGAATGGTTGTTGAAGAACAACAAGAAGATCGACAACTGGTGTAGTGATAAACTATACACAGAGTATCTTGTGGAGTATGTGCGTCGAGAAGCTGTGGATGATGCGTTGTCTCGTGCTATTGAATATGGTATAAATTGGAGTGAAAAACAAAATGCTCCGTCTCATGATTGTTTAAGATACGGCAGCGCAAATGCCACGTGCTACGCAGTCACTACAGGTAGGATAAGTGCATGGGCGATTTACAATAGTGATTCGGGACAGAAATTCCTGAGTGAACTTAATTCTGAACAAGTTGCAATGATATGGCCTTATATTGATTCAGACATATGGCAAAAGAAGTTTGCGGATTATCCAGCAGATCAAGAGTATGCAAAAGAAATTTTAACACAAGCAGGATGGTAGTATGATCAAAGGTTTACAAGGTGACTCGTACATATTTGTCAGTGGTGGCGACACTGCGGTACCGTATGTGACACAAAACACACAAAATCCCGTGCAAGGTATGATACGGATCAACGGGCATGTCATGGAAACATTTGATGGTTCCAAATGGATACCAATAAACTCCAGTTATGCAACAGTGATGCTCAAACCTGAATATGCCGTTGTACTAGAATGGGCTGCAAAGAAGATGCAAAAAGAAAAAGAAATACAAGCATTAGCCGAACAACATCCAGCAATTGCCGACCTAGTGGAAGCTGTAGACAAGGCACAAGAACAATTGCAAATGACAGCAGCATTGGTAAAAATATGAGTGCAGATATTGACATTGATGTGCCCAATAGGGATGCTGTGCTGGAATTGATACAGCACACAGTGGCACGACAAAGCAACGGAAAGAAACATAACTCTGGCATCTACATTACAGACATACCACGTG